GCATCGATTGCAGTCTTGGCATACTTCGGCAACCCAATCGTGTTGACCGTCTCGACGTAATTTGCCGGTGCATAGTACAGATCGAAATTGTCAGGGGTGCCGACCGGGAAGAAACGCGCTTCAGTGTCAGGGATGAACGTTACGCCACCGACGCTTCCGCGATATTCCTCGAACAGGATGCCGCCGTATTGAAACGTGCGCCGTGCAGTTTGACCGCGCATCCATTCCCCATCGCGCCAGCGGTCAAACGCCGTCAGGCATTCGCTGTGCGATGTAAGATCGTCCATAAAAGTTTTCCCAACTAACGCTTGGACGCTCGTGTAGGGCACTGCGCCGAGTTCGTCTTCCATTTCGCGGATAACTTTCGAGCAATTTTTGCGCACCGCGCCCGATGCTGGCGTCGCGTTGTCGAGATCAAAATCGACATCAGCCAACGCACTCACCCCAAACTCGGTGAACAAATTGTAAATTACCGTGCTGCCGTCAGCGTCGAGGATTTGCCCTTTGATTGCGCCTACCATCAGGTGTTCAAGCGTCGCATCGAGCGACAAAGACATCGTGGTCATCCGTTCGTTGACCTCGGCCTGTATCCCCTGCGCGGCATCTTCTGAACCGAACGCGCGGACGTTCTGTATCTCGTCGGCGGGAATGTTATCCCTCACCGGCAAATGGGTGCAATTCAGATTCCGGATTTTGCGATTAACGCGCGTGTTCTGCCTTGCTGGTCCACCGCGCAACTGATTTTCCACGAGATACAGTTGACCGGATTTTTCTTCGATGGATACCGAGATCGTGGGCACGCCACGTTCACGAAACAGCCCCATGCTGCCGATGCGTCCTGGCACATAAGGCATGTTATTAATGGCCGCTGTCAGAGTTTGAAGGCTGAAGGCGTCCGAGTTGAAAATATCTAATGCTGACATTTTAAAACCTCCGTGGGTTTTTTAAGTATGATTAACGGGCGATGATACCCAGTGCCGCCAGGTCAGCGGTGCCGTTTACTATTTCGCCCGCTGTTTGTGTTGCTTCCCACGTCAGTTCCGCCAGCACGACTTCAGCGTCGCGCATAATAACTACCGCCAACGTATCGGCGAGGGCCGCATCGACATCGGCCACCGATATGGCGGCGGCGACTTCGGGGCCGGTCACCAGCCCATCGTCGTATTCGACATATTTTCCTGACGCGGTGACTTTGCCGAGGACGTGCCCAGCCACGATTGTTTCCCCACTGAGGATTGTTACGACTTCGCGCGAGCGTTCGCCGTTCGCTTCTGAAGCGATAAACCCGGAACTGTGGAGCGTTTCAAGTAATTCGGTCATTTTTCAATCTCCGTAAATTCGTGTGTTGTGATTAACGCGAAGCGGCAACGGCAACCCGGCGCTTTTCGTAAATCGCTGAAGTGTTAATAGGCGACGCGTTGGCCGTCACGTCATCAAGATCGACATCGGCCCCGACATCCGGATTAGGCATGTCATTCATGCCGGTTACGAAATTGTTTCTTGCGCTTGCAGGAGTCACCTTCAGCGTTGCGAGTATTTCATCGGCGTCTTGCTCAGTGTTGAACAGCAAGTGGTTGGCGAGTTCTTCGCGCCCTTTGAAATCGTCGCTGCCGGTCACTGATTTGATGCGCTCGCGTTCTTGCGTCGCGCCGATTCCCATCAATTCGCCCGCAATGTCCGGGTGTTCGTTGACAATCCTTTCAACGGTTAGCGGGGCCGTATCACCACTCACCGTAACCGTGTTGCTTGATGCTGATTTATCCATGCTGTTAACCTCGCTTGCTTGTAATGATTGGCCGATATTCGGCCCCGTAGAAATTTGTTCCCGCAGTATTGCGTCAAATGTGGACATGCCGTCCACTAGATCGTTTTCGACGCCTTGCGAGCCGATAAAAACATTTGCTTGCGTGTCGCGCACCAATTGCTCTGTTACATCGCGGAAACGCGACACGGCGGAAACGAACATGTCGTAAGTCACATCTACCGTGTGTTGCAGTTTCTCGCGCACTTCAACAGGCAAGGGCTCCCACGGGTTGCCATCGACTTTATGATCGCCTGCGAAAATGTATGAATGGGCGATGCCTGCTTTTTCTGCGGCTTGGCTCCATTCGACGTGTGAGATCACGACACCTACCGAGCCGGTGATTGACGTTTGCGACACGTAAAACTTTTCTGCCGCTGCGCCGAGTAAATATGCCGCTGACGCTGCAACGTCATCAGCAAAAGCAATGATGGGTTTCTCGGAGCGCGCGTTGAATATGCGTTCGGCAAGATCGAACACGCCATGAACTTCGCCGCCGGGAGAATCGATGGACAGCAAAATGTTTTCGATGTCGCCATCGTCGAGCGCTGCGTTTAATTGATGCGTTACGCCATCGTAACCGAGCATACCGGAATGGGTGTTCAACGTTCCGTTGCGATGAACTAAAGTGCCATGCACCCGTATGATTGCCGTGTTGCCTGCAACCAAAAATCCATCGTCGCTTTTAAACGTTTCGGTGTTTCTGCGCGTCAACGCCATTTGAAAATCTGCGTCGCTCGTTGCTTCGTTAAAAAATCTTTGATCCTTTACGTCGAAATTTTCAACGCGAATATCCGCCCACTGCGACAAGACAGAGTGAAGGATCACATCCAATTTCCCTTTCTCAATCATCAAGGGTTGATCGAATATGCGCGACAGCAGCAACGGGTATGATTTATTCATTGGTTAGAACCTCGCCGGACTTTAACCGCTTGCCCGATATTTTCTCGGATGAAGTTGGCAAAACACTGTGCGCACGCTTCCAGGATGCGTTCATCGCCGATTGATACATGCACGATGCCGATATCAATGTCGCCATGCACTTCGCACTTGTATGTGAGTTCTTGGGAAACATTATTGATTTTGGTTCGTTTGCTCATTCGGTTGCGTCGGTTCGATACCGGTCAACGCTTCAAAGGAAATGCCGTTTTCTTCAGCCAACTGTTTACTGAAGGCAAGTTCTTTCGCGCGCTGGCTAATTTCTTCGCGCCAATCCATGCCTTTCTCGCGATAGATTTCTGAGAGCGTCGACGTTGCGTTATCCAAATCCCGTTTGTGCGCTTTCGATTCACGATCAGGGTCTATTGATCCACGCCCAGGCCCTACCCATTCGCATTGCGTATAGAGTTGGAACTTTTCATAAAAATCAGGAGCGTCGACGTTGCCCCGGTTCACCGCTTCTTCCAGCCATAATTCATAGCAAGGCTTGTACCAATACGCGCCTAGCCATTTGCGCCAGCCCATGAAGAAACGCCACGCTTCCATAAGCGCTGCGCGCGCACTCGAATAATTCGATTGGGTGAAATCTTTCAGCAACAATTCGACAGGTATGTTTAAACCTGCCCCGATGTATTGGTACGCGTTGCGCACAAAATCGCCATAGGCGGTATTCGGTCGAGTCGGAGCAAACGGTTTTACAGTATCGCCGGGGAACGCGCTTATGATTGCGCCGCCTTTTAGGGCGCTCATGCTGAATTCGTTACGCGCTGCGAGATATGATTGATACGGGGATTCTTCAGCGCCGAAAAGTTCGGTGATGCCTTGCTGATCCAAAGGCGTCTCAACGATTGCGGAAATGAGATTGTGCAAAACTGCGTTCTGCACTTCCAAACGCTCGTAATGATCGAGCATATGAAAACGTTGTAAGACCGGCGACAGCAACGGCTTGCCACGCAGTTGCCCGGCGCGTTTCGGTTCGAATGAATGTATCACCCTGCGACGCCCGTTCCGCATTCGCGTGGTTATGCGACGCCAGCGCCGAAGTTTTACGCCTGTCAGGGTCGCGTTTTCTGCCGGGTGAAAGTTCGACACCCAATAGGCGACGGGTTCACCGATTGGATTTATTTCGACGCCTTGCCTGATATCTTTATTCGATGGCGGCATATCGGGCGTGCTAAGTCGCGCGGGTTCAACCATGCGAATTGCTGTCGAATATTCTGCCCCGTGTCTTTCAGGCAACCAGAACGGCAAGCAAATTGATTCGCCGCAGATGATGCGATAACGAACGACATTCGCCGCCATGATGTGCGCGGTTTGCAATCTCGCGGCGTCAAAAGTTTGCGCTGAAGAATAGCGCTCCCATTTTTTTTCAACGTCGTCTGCCCATTCTTTCGCGCGTTCTAAATCCCAACCTAACTCGCCCGCGTCAGGCATCGCGCGCAAGCGCAAACCGGGGCCAACTATATTATCGATCAGGGTTTGGATGCTGCCGGCTGCGACGCCGTGATTTCGTTCGATGTCTTGCGAACGATTGCGCAGGGTGCCTAATTCGTCTGAAAGTTCAGAAAAGCCGGAAGTTTCTTTGGGCCTCCAATTGACCATTTCCCGGTCGGTTTTAGAGGCCCCGCGGTGCGCGGTATCGAACAATCGAATAGGGGAACCGTCTGCGCCAAGGATAGCTTGCATGTCAGAAAGCCCCGTAGATCGGGGCGCGGGTCAATCGCGTTTGCCCAAGCAGGGCGGCGATTTGGTTTTTCAGTTCCCCGATATAGGCGCGCAAGTCGCCCGCTGTTCCTGCGGTATATTCGATTGAGCGCCCATCAGGGCCGCGCACTTTCGCCGCTAGATCGCCTATACGCAACGCGTGCAGCGCTTCCTCTGCTTGCTCCAAGCGAGTTTGCAATGTTGCCAGATCGGCCATTTAAAGCCTCGAATTTAAAAGGTTCGAGCCTTCAAATTTCGCCCATCAACGAGTTTTGAGGCTATGTCATCGCGGATTTCACCACATTCTGACGCAAACCGGAAGCGCAAACACTCACAAATATGGGTCGTCGTTGGCAACGAGCTTGGAGTTTCCAAGCAATTGCTTAACGCTTTTGCGTTTTTCTTCGCGTTTTTCTGTGTCGATGTCGCCGAGTTGGTGGACGTTGAGCATGTGCGCTCCGCATACTTGCAGCCCTTCGCAGTCGAGCGCGTGATTCGCCCGTCGCTTTCTGATCCAAAGTGTTTTGCCATTTGGGCGGATTATTTTTTCTTCAGATAAAAGTTGTTGCAGATATTCATCGGTTGCATTCTTCGGGATGTGCCAATCGACGCTTTTCCCTTCTTGCGCCGCTGCTTGTATGCGGTCGTAAACCCATGTTTTCACATAGTTGGTATTGACTTGTGTTATTCGAAAACCGTATTTTTTGCGTGTGCCCATGCGCGTTACTTCTTCCATTTGGGTCGTCATTATGTTTTGCATGATGTCGCGCCCCCGGCAAGCGCGTACTCTTGATGTATGTTTGCGCGCGAACTCGCACACATATTGGCGACGAAATCCCGCGTCAACCATCATTAAATGAATTGGTTTATCGCCATATTTTCTATTGATTAGTATTTCTTCGAGTTCTTCCCATACGGGCGTGTCGTTTGTTTCGCCGTCGAGGTATTCATAATTCAATAGCCACGATTCCCAATCCTTGCCCCACCCGCGCGTCAGAACATAAAGCCCGTTTTTTTGCACGTCGACAGAAACAATGATGCGCTGCACTTCTTTCACTAATTCGCCCAAGCGATAAACGCCCCGGCAATTTTCAATTTCATCACTGCTTGGGACTTCGCCCGTCGAGGTGAACAATTCGGCAAACCCCGTATTGACGACAGCGCGGACGCGTTCTTCTAAACCCGAGCGCGAAGCGCGGACATACTTCGCTGCTAAGTCGCTCCATGTCATCCATGTCGACGCTAGACCGGAAACCCAAAACGACATTGAGCCCAAGTCATCGTTCAACGGGGCGAGCGGACAATCGCCATACAGAACGAAATAAACGCGTTCGTCTTCGCGCGTCGCTTCGCATACATCCTGATTCTGCGCGTCGATAAAATATCCGCCTTTGTCGTCTTCTTGATACGGCAACAAGCGAACACCCGGCGCAACGTAATGGCCGCGCGCGTTCATCCAATCTCGTTTTGCTTGGGTAATCGCAGACCCGCAATTAGGGCAGACGATGCAAACAACAGCAGCGGCTTTTTTCGGCGATGCGTTTTGTGGAATCTGCATCGATCCAAAATGCGGAATGAAATAATAAAAGCAATCGGGGCAGGGCCAGGCCCATTCGTGCTTGGATGATTCTTGCCACAAGCGCCAGATCGGCGATTGGATATCGTTTTCAGGGTCGCCTAAAACCCAATGGTCGAACCCGGTTTTTTTATCCCACAATCTATCAGCCTTGCCCGTCGTTGGTGAACTGACAAACACGGAGCGCCCGTCATAGTACGTTACGTGCCGCGCGTCGAGCAATTCGCTTGCTGATCCTTCCCCTCCTATGTCGTTTGCCATTCTGTCTATCTCGTCTCCTATGCACAGGCGCGCCGAGTCTGATGCTAGTTCGCTTGTTGATCCTGACCACGCAAGACGAAAAGACGCGTCACCGGCAAATGTGAAAAGCGTTTTGGTGCTGTTGTGCCCGCGCCTCTTTTTGAGTTTCAATCCTGAAGACTGCTCGACGCAAGCGTTCATCCTGCGCGAGATCACCTTTTCCGCGTTGCTTCGCGTCGGCGTCAACCACAATACCGGCGACGGGTGGTCGTCTAACGTATGCGCGCAGATGTTTATACAGGATTCGGTTTTCGACGATTGCGAACTGATGACAGCGACAGCGCGCTTTATGCTCGTCGTGATTGCAGCGCGTTGAAACGGAATCGTGTACGGCGCGCGGTCGGAACGATACGGCCCGGGTTCTGCGCTGCCGGGCGGGAGTGTTCTAGTTTGGTCTGCCCACAAGTCGGGGGTGCGCTTTGGGGGCGGTCTTACGATTTCCCCCAGCACGAATAGCGCCTCGTGCGTCCTCGATTCTTCCGAAGACATTTGCTCGGACTTGTCGGACTTCGTCGCGGATTTTGTCATGAATAATGTCCGGTGATGTCTCGCGCGCCATATCGGGGGTCAATCGTCCGGGCAGCGCTTCGAGATCGGAGACGAACAGCGTCGCAAAGTTCACAAAGCGTTCCATCGTTTCGTCGAATGATACCAGATCGCCTTGAATGACTGCTGCCGCGATTTCGTGCCGCTTGCGCTGTGCAGACAACAGCCGGACTTTCTCATGTTGCGCTTCTTTGCTGTGATCTACTTCGTCGGCGAGCCCGCGAATGTGCAAAATAATTCCCTCGATTGTGCGCAGGAAATCATACTGATTCCGACCGACGCGGACCACGACCATGCCCTTTCCGTCGGGGCGTTCTGTGCGTGCAAGCTGCTGAATATGTCGCACGCCGTAG